TGAAATACGTTCACCAATTACAGAACCTTCATTTTTCGCTAACAGGAGAAGAACTAACGATCAATCTTTGAATATGAGAGAATCAGGTTATTATTGGGTTAAGACTAGGGGCACATGGTGGATGGCCCAATATTTAGGGTTAAACAAAATTTGGCTGTTATTCGGAAGCGACAATATAGCTAAGGACAAAGATTTTGAGGAAATAGACGAAAGACAAATTAAACGCGATGAAAGTAAAAATGCTTAAATTTGAATGATGGCAAAACGAGCACCAAAAGTTTTAAAGGAAGGAAGTAAGGACGGAAGGCCAACAAAGTTCAAAGAAGAATATTGCATCCAGGTTGAAAAACTATGCAAATTAGGGGCTACAGATAAGGAAATAGCTGATTTCTTTGAAGTAGATGTTTCAACAATAGCAGAATGGAAGTTAGAGTATTCTAACTTTTCCGATTCCATAAAAGCAGGTAAGCAATTGGCCGATGCAAATGTAGTTGATAGCCTATATAAACGTGCTATGGGCTATTCGCACGAGGATGTTGATATTAAGATGTATGAAGGATCGATAATTGAAACTAAGCTAATTAAACACTATCCACCGGATTCTACAGCAATGATCTTTTGGCTTAAGAATCGCCAGCCAGGTAAATGGCGCGACAAACAAGAAATAGCCGTTGAAGGCGTTTCTATTAATGTTACAAGAAAGGTCGTTAAATGACCGAATTAGAATTTCAATTAGAATTCAGCGACCCGCAAAACGAGCTTTTTTTTCCGGAAGGTCCATTCCCTAAGTTTACAATAGTTAGAAAGGGCAGACGTGGAGGTCTCACAAAAGGGGCTGCTAACGCCTTTATCGAATATGGTATTTGCGAAGATTATCACTTTTTTCCGAAAGGCGAATTATTATTTTTATGGGGAGATACAATTTCGGCCAATATCGACAAGTATGTCGAACGCTATTTCATGCCGGAGCTTAAAAAGTTGCCTCAATCAGTTTGGAAGTGGAGAACACAAGAACGTGTTTTAAAGATCGGTAGAGCAACAATAGACTTTCGTAGTGCTGATAGGCCAGAAAACTGGGAAGGCTTCGGATATCACCTTATATTCTTAAACGAAGCCGGTATTATCCTTTCTGATGACTACCTATATACAAATGCGGTTCTACCTATGCTTATCGACTTTCCCAATGCAAAGATCATTGTTGCAGGGGCACCAAAAGGAAAGCGAAACAAAACTGGCATTCATAAGTTTTATGAGCTTTATTTAAAGGCTAAAGAAGATCCTATTAGATATAGGACCATGCATTTTACTGGCTATGACAATCCATTTATTGCCAGGGATGAAATAAAGATTATTGAAGAGGCAATGGACTCAGAAACCAAAAAGCAGGAGATTGATGGAGAATTCATTGATTTAAACGAAAAGGTTTATCTATACGCATTCAGCGAAGAAATTCATGTTTCGAAAGAAAAATATACTCCGAATCCACATTTAAACATTATAGTCAGTTTTGATTTTAACAAAGATCCTATGACATGCTCAATAGGTCAGCAACCGAATATAAGGCAACTTATCATATTTGATTGCATGGAAATTGCTAATGGATCAACCCCTGAGCTTTGCGATAGAATCATAGCAAAATACCCTGAATTCAGGTTTAAAATAGATGTTACTGGTGATGCTACAGGCAAAAACAGAAGCCCTTTGCTTGAAGGTGATGTGAATCATTACATTCTAATAAGACGCAAATTAGCTTTAAAAGATCATAACTTAAAAGTGAGACAAAGCAACATGGAGTTAAGCGCCAGCCGGATACTATGTAACTCGATACTGCAAAATGCTGAAATCACAATAACAGACAATTGCACGTTATTAATCAATGATTTAGGTGCTTCAGTAGACGGTTTTGGTGACTTGATTAAGAATAAAGCTAATCCTTTGCACTTCTTTGATGGTTTTAGATACATGTTAGAAGCTTGTTGGCCCGATTTCATTACTCATTTCCATAAATATAAAAAAGTTGGCTAAACCCGTTATTTTTTGATAATTTTGTGTTATTATTACACCGTGAAAGCAAAGAAAATTAGAAAACAAATAACTATTTCTGAGCAGGCCATGCAATGTGCTGAGAATGCAGCGTCTTCTGAAAATAGAAGCTTTAATAATTTCATAGAGACATTAATCATAAAGACATGCCAAAAAAAGACGAATTAGTAACTGGCTATTGTCTATATTTTCTTTTCGATAAAAGCGAAATCATATACATTGGTCAGACAGGAGATCTTAGGGCTAGGCTACATAGCCATAAAGACAAAAAATTTACCAATTTTAGAGCGATACTTTGCGCCCCAGAAGACCTTAATAGATATGAGGAACGATGGATAAAAAAATTTAAACCAACACACAATAAACAATATAGATCTCACCATTCTAGGTTTATGTGCTCGGATGTTGAAACAGACAATATAAAAATGTCTCAATACTTGAAATACAAAGCTGATATGAGAGCAAAAGAAATGGGAATTTCAAATTCTGATTTATATAGGATTGCTTTAATTGAGTATTTAAGTAAGTAAAATATGACAATCAATATTATCGGACTTGGAGAAACAGCAAAGCATTGGGACGGATCAGGCCCATCTATCGGTGTGAATGATGCTGCTGTATGGGGATATCCATTGAACTATCTACTAATACTTAATACACCGAATCAATTTACTCCTGAGCGTTTAGGGCATATCAAAAATACTAAATTCAAAAAGTTATATACAGACCATCCTAATCAGTGGGTAAAATATATTGATTCAGAAATTAACATGTTCAATTCCCGCCAATGGTCACCATCAAACAAGCTTGAGAAGATCAGCAAGAACTATCTTTACCATTCAAAAACAAGTCCCTTTGCGGCTATTAGTTTAGCATTCTCATGGGGATTCACAAACATCATACTTTGGGGCGTTGACTTTAAAGACCATAAGATTTACAAACCTGGGAATGACAGCTTTTTAAATGAGTTCACAGCTTATAAAACTTTCTGGCAAGCTCTTCAGAAAGCAGGAGTTAATTTATATTTAGGGCATGAAGGCAGTAACTTAAATTTCTTACCGATATGGCAAGCGCAAACTCACAAGCAGTAGAATTTGTAAAGCAACGTGCAGAGCAACGGTTCACGCACTGGCATAATCAGGTTGAGAAAAAGACTATTGCGGCCTTAATTGAATCAATAGGTAAATGCCATTGGTGGCAATTCAAAAAGAAGCGCAATCTTAAAAATGAATTGTTCGGAGCTGTAATGATCCAGCAGACAATAAAGGGAGCTATTAACGAGATTAGACTTTTGAGATAATGGAGCCTTACGCAATCATAACACCAGATCGTGGAGATCGTCCTAAAATGTTACAGTTCTGCAAAGAGCAGGTTAGTAAGTTCACTATTAAACCTTCAGAGCATTACATAATTGATAACATGCCATCAAAAGATACTGTTGATATCGCTGAGCGTTTGGAGCTTGGTATTGAGATGGCTAAATCTGATGGCATAGACATAATTTTTGTAATTGAATCAGATGATTTCTACCCAGCGCAATACATAAGCCGGTTTGGATCATTCGAAGGTAAAAGCTTTTGGGGCACTGAGTATTCAATATATTATAACATCAAAACAAGACATTGGCAATATATACACCATGATAAAAGATCTTCACTTTATTCAACTGGATTTAGAATATCTGCATTAAGTGATTTCAATTTTTATAAATGCAAAGACACTCCTTTTGTTGATATAGCATTATGGGAACATGCTAAATGGAAAGCCTTTAGACATGAATCAAAATTCATTTTAAACAGTGGTGCTATTGGTATTAAAGGGCATGGCGAAGGAATGTCAGGAGGCAAAGGTCACATCATGAATCTAAAGAACCACGACAAAGAAATGGTCTGGCTACAATCGAACACAACGCCGGAAGCATTTGAGTTTTATAAAAACTTTCAAGCATGAACAGATTTCAATGGTGGATTTGGCTGCTCAAATTCAAGATAGATTACAAGAGGCTTACTTTAAAAAGTATAAAGCTTGAAATATATCATGGTATAAGAGCAAGGCGCAAGGTAAAAGTTGGGCAACTATGTCAAGCATTTGTTATGTTTGATAAGTACGACTTTAGAATTGTGGCCTATAGCGAATCATTAAAAAAGTATCAGTTACAGTGGCTCAATGGCAAAGGCACATTCTGGGTTACTGAAGATAAAATTATACCTCCATGAAAATAGAAGCATTCATACTATGCTGGAATGAGTCAGACATACTCTCGATGGTGATACGTCATTATAAAAAATTCTGTGACCATGTGATAATTTACGACAACTACTCAACAGACTCAAGCCAGTTAATAGCCGAATCAATGGGCTGCGATGTTAAGAAGTTTGGCAAACCTGGTGTTCTCGATGATCAGGCTTATTTGGATGTTAAGAACAATTGTTGGAAGTCAAGTAATGCTGATTGGGTAATAGTTTGTGATTGTGATGAGATTCTGGTTCCGGAATACATTACATTAGAAAGAATTTTTAATAAATTGGAAAAACATATTCATGGTATAGGCAATACTCATATCATAAAGCCAATAGGCTGGAACATTTATTCTGAGTCAATGCCAACAAATGATTTGTTAGAAATAACAACAGGTTACTTTTTTGAAAACTATTCTAAATGTGTAATGTTCTCTCCAAAATTAAAAGAGATTGGATTTGAACCAGGCGCGCATAAATGTAATCCTGTGGCTGATTTTGATATAATTAAATCAGTATCCACACAGGACACATCAGCTAAATTATATTTACTCCACTACAAACACATAGGAGGCGTAGAACGTCTTTTAAAACGCAATAGAGAGTACATGAAACGAATGAGCCCTAACAACAGGCGTAAGGGTTGGGGCTGTCACTACTGGCAGCCTGAAGCACAGACAAGGCGTGAATTCGCGGAACGATTGGCAATTAGTAAACCATTAATATGAACGTAACGTGTGACTTTCTTGGACGCTGCGCAAATAACTTATTTCAAGTAGCCGCAATGATAGGCTACACTTCAAAACATGGAGGTACATGGGGAATACCAGCAACGTATAGACACAAGACTATTTACGATTACTGGTCCCATCTACCGAAATACAAAGGACGTTCTTTGCCAGTATGGAGCGAGCCTGATTTCAATTTCACTGAGATACCGGAACATAAAGGAGGCGTTAAGCTTCACGGGTTCTTTCAGTCGTTGAAATACTTTGAACATTGTCAGGATGAAGTAAGGCACTGGATTCGATTAAAAGAAACACCAATTGAGCGAGTAGGAATACACATTCGCAGGGGTGACTATCTTCAGTATGCTGATAGGTTTCCAACATTGACAAATAGATATATAAAAAATGCCATCGAGTATTTCATTAACATGGGTTATTATAGATTTATGATATTCAGTGACGATATTCAGTGGTGTAAAGATTATTTCTCAAGATTTGGTTTTGAAGATTCGTTTGAATTCTCTGAAGGCCGAAATGAATTTGAAGACATGTCTTTACTTGCTTCATGTGAGCATCAAATCATAGCTAATAGCACCTTCTCGTGGATGGCGGCATGGTACAACACAAACAAAAACAAAATTGTAGTATGTCCGTCAGCTGAAACATGGTTCGGACCTGCTAACAATTTAAAGGATAAAACTTTTGACCTTATTCCACCAACATGGTATCAAATACCGAACCTTTAATATTTGGAGTTGAGTATAACTTGTGGCGCGAAGGCGAATACATTGGCCGCGCTGTTTGGACTGACGATAAAAACATAGGTCCTTCATTCATAGGTAAATCTGATGAAGAGGGTAATAAAATTAACGAAGTTTACATAGCTGACAAATGGGAATCGACGAAAGAAAAATAAGCATCTGCATCACTACGTATAACCGTGGCGACATGACAGTTAATTCATTTCAAAGAGTTTTGCATGATTTACGAGTTAGTGAAATAGTGATCGTTGATGATTGCAGCAATTCAGATGAGTGGAATAAACTTTGTAATAACATTGGAGCGCTTAACAACTTCAAAATAAAATTGCATCGTAACGAGCAAAATTTAGGATGTTTCAGAAATAAACGAGAGGCAATTTCTAAAGCTGAAAATGAATTCGTTGTGATATTAGACTCTGATAACTCAATTGATATTGAGTACATAGACCATATTTACGCCTATGGACTATGGGGCAAAAATGTTGTTTACGCTCCTGACTTTGCAAAGCCTAAATTTGATTATACTGGATTCGCTTCGAAAGTAATTACAAAGAAGAATGTTAAAGAATTCGTTAATCAGCAAAACTTCGATGCTTTAATAAACACAATGAATTACTTTGTCAATCGTGATGAGTATATTAGAGTTTGGAATGATAAAGAAGAACCTCACGCTATTGATAGTTTTTATCAAAATGTACAGTGGTTAGAAGCTGGCAACATGATCTTAGTAGTTAAAGGATTGCAATACGAACACAATGTGCACCGTGGAAGTCTTTACATGGAGATCGGACATAAGACTGCTAATCTTTTTAAAATATTGAATAATAGAATTAAAGCAATGAAATAATGTTAATTGATTTTAATAAGCTTTGGCCAAAATACGGGATCAGTCCGAAAGGCGTTTTACATATCGGCAGCAGCACAGGACAAGAAACAGAACACTATATTAACTTAGGAGTTCGCGACATTTGTTACATCGAAGCTTTGCCAGATGTTTACAAAGGTCTAAAAGAGCATGTTAAAAAGTTTCCTGGTAAATTCACATGTATCAACGCATGTATTTCAGAGTTAGACGGAGCTGAGGTAATATTCAATAAGACCAACAACGAAGGGCAGAGTAGTTCAATGCTTGAATTTGGAACGCATTCTAAAGAACATCCGAGTGTTAAGGTAATTGAAAAGATGAGGCTGAAAACTTCGCGTGTTGATTCATTATATAATTATCACAAATTATATTCTAGGTTTGATTTTCTTAATATTGATTTACAGTGTGCTGAGCTTATAGCATTGGAAAGTATGTCATTTTGTTTGCATGATTTCAAATGGATTTATATTGAAGTTAATAAAAAACAATTGTATGAAGGCTGTCCTTTAGTTGAAGAAATAGATGAATTTATGCATTCATGTTCATTTATTGGAGTTGAAGAAAAGTATACTAAACATGGTTGGGGTGATAAACTATATATAAGAAAATGAGACCAATTAAACTTCCTATATTTTTTCACACTGATAATACCTCTACTCTTAAGGATGTTGGGGTCGAATATCCATTAACAGAATGCGATATTAGAGAATTGACATTCTATCATATAGGAGCTATTGGAGAGCATCACGACGGCGATGATAGATACACTTCAATATTCTGTGATGGATATGAGTTTGTTTGCACTCTTAAAATCAATGTAGTTGAACAAATGATTTATGAGAAATTATGACACTCGACGAACTAGCAATCAAATACGGAACAGATAAAAGTAGTTTACATCATAACTACACAGAGTTCTATGAAAAGTATTTACCTAAGAATCCTAAGAAGATTTTAGAGATAGGAGTACTTACCGGAGCAAGTATTCGAATGTGGAAAGAATACTTTCCGGAAGCTGAGATTCACGGCCTTGATTTATTTGAAGAACATTCTGAGCCGGATATTGAAGGTGTGAAGTGGTGGAAGGGTAGTCAGACAGATCCTAACATTTTGCATTTGTTGAGGAAGGAGAACTTTGACCTAATAATTGATGATGGGAGCCACGTATCAATTCACCAATTAGTGACATTCTTTTCATTATATCAACGCGATTGTTATTATTTTGTGGAAGACATTCATTGTAATAATGAAGAATTTTACAGAGATGGATTACCACATTCTTTAACCATTGAAAACATTTTATATAATTTTAGTGGATATAGATTTGATTGTTTAACGCAAAAAATAATGCTTTTACACATTCCAACTATTCCGAAAGTGTTATGATTAACGTACCAATAGAATTCCGTCCGCATCACCCATTTGATTACCCACCAAATAATGTACAGACGTTCGAAGAATGGCTACCGACACAATACATACCAGAATCAGATCGTACTTACTTGTCAGTATTTTGGACAAGCTACTACTGCAAGCATAAGTATGGAAAGGATGCAAAGAAAATGCGCGATCTTCAGGCTTTTATAAATAGCTTAGATAAGACTAAAAAATATTGGACCATATGTCAGTATGACGACTCAATACTGAATAGCCTTAACAACATCGACATTCACATTTACGGCATGGGAGGAGGTCGAATAGATTCACCTTTGCCTCTAATCTGCCAGCCTCACCCCTACGAATTTAAAGTAGGCAGAACTGTATTCGCTTCTTTCCTGGGAGCCAATAACCATCCGATCAGGCGCGAAGTGCTGGCACTTAAAAGCAATGATTATCAAGTATCATCTGCAAAGATTGATATTAAGGATTATTGCGAGCTAATGGCAAAGTCTATTTTCTCGCTTTGTCCTCGTGGTTACGGATTGAGTTCTTTCCGAATATGCGAGGCGCTGCAGTACGGAAGTATACCAATCTATATCTCAGATCAATTCATTATCCCATTCGGGTTAGATTTTAGCGAATTTGGCGTTTTAATCAAGCAAGGTGAAGACATTAACAAAGTCTTGCGCGACATACCACTTTGCGATATAAAGAAGAAACAGGAGGCAGGAAAGCGCATTTACCAGGAATATTACACTTATGAAGGGTGTTACAAAAACTTAATTAAAAGCTTATGATAGAATTACTTTTATATACCGCTCTTTGGATTTGGGGCGTAAACTTTGCTTTCAAACCGAGCCAACTTTTAGGGGTAATAGGTTTGGAAATAGAATCATTATTTCCAAGATGGGCATACAAAATATTAATCGGATGTTGCCCGTGTATGTCATCGTTTTGGGGCACGTCTTCATTCATTGGATTTTATCAAATTTTTGGCATTTCACCGTTAATTTACCCTTTCTTCATTGTATGCCTTATAGGCCTAAATCACATAATAACAGCTTTTATCTATGATTTGGACTAATCTATTTAAGCGAAAGCCTAAAGTTGATTTACTTAGGACCAATCTTTATCATCCTGATTTCATAGATAGAACTGAAGTAGCTACGCGTGAAAATGGGGCTATTTTACAGGTTAATGGCATAATATACCATCGTTTCAACAAAGAAACTTCAATGCCATGGGGCCGGTACATGTATTTGCAAACATTCCTAAAGTCTGCAGAGCTCCGCATTACATTGGAAGATCTTACCGAATACATGAAACGTTTACGTAAAGCCTCCACCATTCAAAAAGGCTCAATTAACTTGGAAGAGATTTACAAGATCATTTCACAAATTGAATCTCGATGCGAACTTGCATTCGAAACAGAAACAACCTATAAACTGGCCTCAGTCCTTTATTTTGATGATACTGAAGATTTGTATAGCTACGATTTGGCCTATAATCAAAAGAAGATTGCAGCCTGGAAGGAGGCCAGAACGACCGATTTTTTTTACATGATGCCCATGGAAGAGTTCTTAAACTTGAACGGTTCCTCACCGGAAGATTTACTAACCTTTATGGACGTGCAAAAAAAGATATTAGAAGGCCTGACCTCAGAGATGCCCGGGTATTAATGCAAGAATTTCACGACTCACAGGAAAGACAATTGAAAAAATTGTGTAATTTCGAATTGGGAAAAGAGTCCGAGTTTAAGAAACTTTCTATTTATGATTTCCTTTCTCATTTGAATGAGCTAAATAACCATAATAAGGAAATTGAGTCAAAACATTAACATAGTTTATAAAGTAGATTCAAGCCAGGTTACCGCCTCGACTGCTCAAGTCAATGCCGCTAAGGCAGCAACCGATAAACTAACAGATTCAGCCACAAAATTAGGTCAGCAAGGAAGTAAAAATAATATCCAGTTCGGTAATACAATCGAAGGCATTAGACTGAAGGTTCAACAATTAAAGGCTCAGATTGAACTTACGGACCGTTCAGATGTAAAGCGACTTACTGCCTTAAATGCCCAATACATACAAGTTCAAAAACAACTTGATTCTTATACCGGAAAGTTAAAACAAAATCAGCAAGCGGCAGAACAAGCCACAACAGCAACTACCGGAACTGCTTCAGCATTTTCAAAACTCACAAATATTATTGCTATTGGTGCAATAGTGGCAGCTACCAAACAAATTGGCGAAGCTATTATTAACGCTACAGAATTAACCGGCAAGATAGATGGAGTTTCACGCGCTTTCGATAATGCATTTCCAAATTCAGTAAAAACACTTAACGATTTACGGGCAGCTACTCATGGAACTGTTACAGACTTTGAGTTAATGCAGCGCACATTACAGGCCTCAAACTTAGGTGTTGATGTGAGTAAATTAGGCATTTTGTTTGAATTTGCAGCAGCTAGGGCACAACAAACAGGTGAATCAGTAGATTACCTCGTAGATTCAATTGTACGAGGTGTAGGGCGCAAATCTGTGCTAGTTTTAGATAATTTAGGTATATCAGCTACCAGATTAAAGGAGCAATTCAATGGAGCCTCTATTGCCTCTCAAAGCGTTGCTGATGTGACTGCTGGAGTTGCCGCAATTGCAAAAGTTGAGCTTGAAAAAATGGGCGGTTATGTTGAAACTGGCGCAACTAAAGTCGGAGTTCTTAAAGCTCAATGGGAAACATTAATACAAACATTATCACGTAAAATATCAAGTTCCGCAATAGTTGATTTCTTTGCTCAGACTATTTCTGACGTTGACGATCTTCTAAAAGGCGAAAAAGCATTATCTGAAGAGCGGGCAAAGGCGCGAGCCGCTGAAGATGCCGACCAGGTAATCCAAAGCGAAGCTTATCAAAATGCTAAAGGAAACATTGAGGAACAAATTAAAATACTTTCATTAGAAATAGTGAAGAGAGTTGAGTCCATAAATGCCAGAAAAGAAGAGATTAAGCTTGATGAACAATTAAAAGCAGCTCAAAATCAGGGATATTTAGGAGCTGGCGCGCGTGAACGAATTCAAAAAGATATTGATAATCGTGAATTGCTCAATAAGTCAACTCAGGAAAGCATTGACATACTTAAAAAATATCTGATTGAACTTCGTAATCTTGAAAATGTAACTACAGGGTCAGCGGATACACTCGATGTTCTTGAACAAAAGGTTAAAGACCTTAACGAAGAAATTCAGAATACTGATAAGATCAGCACACCTGCAGGTATAAACAGAGCACGAGAATTAAAGTTTGAGGTTCAAGCTACACAGGATAAGATAGATGCTATTAAACATCAGATCAATTTAGAGGAAGATTTGAGAGACAGACGGGCACGCGCAAAAGATCCAGCTACGGTTACAACGCTTTCAACTGCATTTGATAAGGATAAGGCAACGAAAGATTTTGAAGGATTAATAAGTGATCTAAATGCTCATTCAGAAAGTCTTACAATTACATTGCCTACTCCTGTAGTTCCTGAATCGGATTGGGATAAAATAAAAGATTCATTTTCAGAGCACATCCAAGATGTTGAAGGAACACTACAAAATATAATTGCTGACCAGGTTCAAGCTTCTGTAAACAATGTTCAGAATGGTTATCAAGCTATGATCAGAGCCACTCAATTATATTACGACAATCAAATATCATTAGCTGGTGACAATGAAAAGGCAAAACAAAAATTAAGGCTTGAGGAACAAAAGCGAATTGATGCTATAAGGAAACAACAATTTGAGGCTCAAAAGTTAGCGAATGAAAAAGCGGCTTTAATTAATGGCGCTGTGGCTGTGGCCAGGGCATTCGCTGACTATCAATATCCTTATTCATTGGTGGTTGCTGCCCTTGCTGGTGCCCAAGTGTTAAGCCAAGTAGGCATAATTGAAAATACCACTTATACACCTCAAGGATTCGCAAAAGGAGTTATAAAAATACAAGGCAAAGGATCTGCCACTAGTGATTCAATACCAGCTAGATTATCCGTTGGCGAGTCTGTTATGACAGCACAAGAGACTTCTACAAGTGAAAAAACATTGCGCATGATTAGAGCTAAAAAGCTTAATGATGAAGTGCTTGATAGAATCATGTCTAAAGCCGGTTCAAATGGTGGAGTAATTGGCTTTGATGATTCAAGATTGTTAGCAGCTACCAAAAGAGTAGAGAAAGCAGCGGCCGGAAATGATATAGTTCGTAAAGGCGCTCACATCTATGAGGCCAAAAAACAAGGCGATAATCTAAAGGTTTATGTCAGGTCTAAATATTTAAGCTGATGGGCCAAAATGTATTTAGATTCACACTTGACAATCCTGTAGCTGGTAGCAAGCAAATTTCTGAACCGGATGGTTGGGCCAAAATAAAAATCATTTTAGAGCGAGATAAGGAGTATCATTCAGTCATTGAAATGATTGAAACACCTTTTATTTTTTATGGCTCAAATAGAGTACATGATGGCGGTATGGATTATCTTGATCAATTCAAATTAAATGATCAAGTAACAATAACAATTGAAATTTCGCAGGATAATTCAGTAACATGGGAAACTATGTTTGTGGGACTTATAGACATCCAGTCTAAGCAAAGAATTGATTCACGGAAGGTTCAGTATGTTATTACAAGAAGTAGCTTATGGACTAAATTCTTATCGAGAGTCGATACATCAGTAAATATCCAAAGCAATACAGATCTTGATGGTAATCCAATCACACCGCTGGATTCAATAAATCTTCTTTTGACTCCACAAAAAATACAGAAGAAAAATATTTCTTATGAGCAGAATCAAAAAAATACATGGGTAAGGAATTCTATAAATAATACTTTCGCTACAAATAATTATATCCAAATAGGATTTAATGATTTTGTTGAACTTAATGAATTCCAGCAATTCTACTCATTGCCTACAAGTATAAATACCAGTAAACCAGTTTCAATAATTAATAATGAAGAGGCTGGTAGTTATCGCATACAATGTGATATTGGATTTTTAGCTGAGTTTAGCAACATTGGTCCACCGACAACATTTATAGACACAAGCACAAAAATTTCATGCTTTATACAAATAAATGACGATGCGCCAATAGCATTCTCACATACTACAGAATCATACCCAGGCGTATCATTAATATTTTTTGGTACTCCATATTCAACTAATATAATTTTGAATGTTTATTCATTAGATCAAACTTTTGATTTTAACATTAATGATCAAATTAGAATCTATGCATTAATTGTAAGTGACAATTTTGGATCTCCTAAGACGGATGAAGAATTGTATCTGGCGACAAATGATATTACTTTGTATGATGGCGCATCTAACACAGACGCATTACAAGGATTATTTGGCCTGAATAGGACATTTTTAAAAGTAACCGCACAAACAACTTATCAAAATACAGAATCTGAATCTTTCTTTCTTCATGATGTTGGAGGCTCAGTAATTGACAGGATAGTAGGTGATACAAATAAATTCTATTCTGAATACTTAGGATCTACACAAACTATTTATAAAAATTATGATAATGATGGGTGTGGATGGCCATTTGTTTTAGTGCGTGGGTTGCAATTAAGGCAATATGAACTTTCAGAAAAACCTTTTTCAATATCTTTTAAAGATTGGTGGAATGGTGTTAATCCAACTCATAATTTAGGCATTGGTTATGAAACTATAGACGGTGAAGAGGTCATAGAAGTAGAAGACAAACAATCATTCTATGATGAAGATCCGATTATATATTTCAATTGGGCAAATAATATTGTTGAGTCGTATGACAAGGAATTTATTTTCAATAAAATAAAAATCGGTTATAAGAAATGGCAAAGCGAAGATATTTCAGGTATAGATGATGCGCAAACCACACATGAGTATTCTACCTTATTTGAAACTGTAGGCCAGCCGATAGATATTGAAAGCGACTTCATAGCGGCAAGCTTAGCAATAGAGACTACCCGTAGGACCACAAAGATAAAATCAGCGGATTATAAATTTGATGATGACACGTTTATTATAGCGATAAATCCTGATCAATTGAGTAGCCCTGCAGGAGACTACAAACCCGAACTTGATGAAAATTTCAATTCAATCACAAACCTTCTAAACCCAGAAACTAGATACAACTCAACATTAACACCGGCCAGAAACTTAATAAGATGGGGAAATTTACTATTCGGTTGTCTTCAGGATTACTTAACATCTGTTATTAAATTCAATAAAGGTGAAGGTAATTACGCCATGATTGGTGACTACTCAGGATCAGCGCCAGGTATTTGCTTCAACATTATTTCGGATGCATTAAGTGAAAAGCAAGATATTAGCTTAGCTGCTTATGGTGCTGGAATAGGGCATTTATTTCAGCCTATAATTTTAGAATTTAAATATCCATTGAGCTACACCAATTACAAGCTCATAAGGGATAACAGAAAGAATGCAATAGCCATTAGTGAAAGTGATTTTGATCATTCAATATGCTTCATAAAACGCATGGAATATGATGTTATCAACTCTTTGGCTAGCTTTACAGTATGGAAAAAATAGGATTATTCGTTATTTTAGCATGTTTATTGTCATGCTCTGAACAAAAAATTGATATGAACACGAGCCACGCTTTACCGATTGAATTTTGGGACATTGACGAAGAAACTTACAATGAAAAGCAAGTTTGTGGTATTACTCCTGTTTGTTTTTGTCAGCCACGTAATTGCTCAGACGATATTACGCTAACTATACCATCTGAAGTAAATTCAGATAATGAATATTCACTTTTAGTAAAAGACTCATCAGGAGATACAATTGATGCACTGTCTTATGAAAAGACAACATCAACTCCTATTGTAACTCGCGCTGATATGGTATTCACAGCAACCAATTACAATCCTAGTTCATATCAAACATGGAACACCACTACAAAATATATACGATTAACAAATACTGATTTACATAGCGGATGGATAATGTTTCCTATTTCAAATGGACTTATAAATAGAGACATAACTATACAGGCATTTGTGCAATTAGTTATGAGTGTTGGCAACAATCCAGATATTAATCCTCAATATAGTATTTGGAATTCAGATCTATCAATGTCAATGGTTCAATCAGGACCAACACACAGTACAACAACGCCAAGTAGTGTTACATTAGGTGACATTACAACATTTGTTAATCCTAGTTTTGTGCCTTCTTTTTTCGGAATAAGATTTGATTATGTGTTTGTTGGAAGTGGTGCGCTTGCTGATTTTACAGTTTTAAATAATAATGTTGTGAATGATTACTTCAGCACAAGTATATCCAAATTTACATTAACATTTAACCCTGAAGATTTAGGATTTTGCAATCAGCAATTAAGATTTTACATAGTAAATGATGATTCACCAGGAACGCTATTAAAAAAATCTGACTGCATTTCATTTAAGAATTCGCATCCATGTACAACATTAATTGAATACAGAAACGCAACTGACTTTGATGGCATAGAGAATTCATCAAGTCCAATGACAACATTTAATCTTTTGATACCTGCAATTTTCTTCGAAGAACAGAACACAAAAGAAGGTGAAGACATTGAATTGAGCAATGATGAAATAGTCAGGCTTTACGATAAAATTGAAGAAAAGAGATTACTTCAAATTGGTTTTATGCCTCACTACATGCACCGAAAATTATTGCTTGCATTATCATTTGACTTTGTAACAATTGACGGAAAAGAATGGATTGCCAGAGATGAGTATAAAAAGAATGATGGTGATCGACATTATCCTTTAAAGACTGCCAGTATATTACTGACAGACAAAAACTTTATTAAAGAAAATCAATTATGAACTTTTGGTATAACGAATTCTGGAATCCACCAGTAGGCCCATGATATACGGAACGCCTGAATTTAATGCGTTGATAATGGATATGATTCAGCGTAAAAAGAGACATGACATGTATCAAACATGCTGTGACTGTGCTGATGCTATGGCCATTCATATCTATGGGGACAAGCCTATAAAGTTACTTGAAAGAACACGTCCTCGCGAGCCTGAAGAGGTAATGAGATACCGTATTGAAAATTATGAGCCCACTACCAAGGCAACAGCTACCAAGGGGATCAGCATACTTAATAAGATTTTTAACCCATGGCTATATGAAATCAAGTGGAAAGAACAGACCACTAACGGTAAGAAATTACAGGACTACACTTTAGAGTATTACCCGGACTTCAATTCAATTGTTAAGTTCATGTCTGAGGCAGGCATGAAACGAATGATTGCAGATCCTAATGGAGTAATTGCAATTCGTCCTGATGAATTACCAGAAACAGAAATGCAAATGGTAGAACCAGAGATTTATCTCTATGGAAGTAAATCAATTTGGTGGAAAGATGAAGATAGCTACATTATTTTTCTGAAGAGCGATAAACCAAGTGGCGCAAACGGAGCAAAGAAAGGCGAGGTTTTTTACTTCACATATTACGATGCTGATTTCGTAATTGACTTCACAGCACAAGCGGTAACTCAAAAGAATTTAGAAACTATAGTTTTAAGTTCTTATAGTCACTCATTCAGTGAAATCCCTGTTTGGGCATTACAAGGCGAAGCTCAAAGCACTGATTCAGGCAATAATTACTTCGTTTCATTCTTTGAAGCCGCGTTGCCATTCTGGAATATGGCTATTACGCATGAAAGCGATTTAACAGCTTCTTACATTAATCACCTATTCCCTCAGAAGATCGAAATAACTTCAGAATGCGATTACGTATTTGAAGACCAAAGATGTAATAACGGTAAAATACCTAATGCAGAAGGTAAGCCTAAAACTTGCCCATCATGCCAAGGCACAGGATTAAAAAGAGTTACTGGCCCGTTTGGAGTTTATCAAGTTTCATCCGATAAATTACAGGGTAGCGACCTTAAAGGCATGGTTCCGGTGCAATATGCTACTGTTCCGGTTGAGCCAACTAAAATGCTTGAGGTTCGTGTTGATAGACTTCATGAGCGAGGTTTGGAGGCTTTGAATATGGACATTGTTAACGACATTGGGGAAAATCAATCCGGGATAGCTAAGGTCATTGATCGCGGTGAGCTATACGATTTCCTTTACAAGGTTGCTTCAGTTGTTTTCGATACTCACTTAACGAATATCTACTATTTCATGAACAAATACATGTTCGGGGTAATTGATTCAAATCCAGGCAGGGATATTGAAAAGAATTTGCCAGAGATCAGCAAGCCGGTTAAATTCGATATTTCTTCAACACCTGAGCTCACCGCAGAATACAAGATGGCGAAAGATGCTGAGGTTAATCCAGAATATTTGAGACAGAAACAAATTGCGCTTATCTCGAAAGAATTTGCAAACAATCCTGATTTGAAACGTAAGCTTATTTTGATTGTTGAGTTGGACCCGCTTCCAGGTTTAACTGTTGAAGAAGCTGACCAGCTATTCACAACTGGCGTAATCAGCAAGGAAGATGCAACGCTACATTTTCAAATGAGCAAATTCATCAATCAGGCACTTATCGAGGATCCTAATTTTTACAATTTAGATCAGAAAGCAAAGCTTGATGTTTTGAATAAATACGCTTCTGAATTTGTCATAGCCAATAAGCCAAAAATTGATACTGCAGCTTTATACGCAAATAACAATCCTGTAAATGCCAACGCCTAAAGATGTTGCGATTCAGATTGAGGCTACCATTCAGGAGGCTAATTTACTTTTTAGTAAAGTTGTCGATAACACCCAAAATTCAATATATAATCTCGCTGTTTCAAAGCTTCGTGAATTAGATGTTGACCCTGATGGATACATTCGCCAAACAGGAAGCAATCGAAAGATAATACGAGGGGTTTATAAGGCTTTTGACGAAGGATTAACAAAGGGCGGATATTATCAAGGTCTTGGCGATTTCGTTGCCACAATAAAGACTTTAGACGCAATCAACGCAGGTTATTTCAGTGATTTAGGATTAGCAAAATTCAATGATACTTCAACTTTAATAACATCACTTCAAAAACAAAGCATATCGACAGTCGAAGGTCTTTTAATGAATGACGGTCTGCAAAATCAGATAAAAGAACCACTTTATAACTTGTTGCTTCAGAATGTAAATACTGGCGGTTCATATTCTGGAATGGTCGATCAAATGCGTAACTATGTAAAGGGCACTTCTGATGCAGACGGAAAGCTATTACGATATACAAAACAGATCACACAGGATGTATTGAACAATTATTCACGGTCTTACCAAGCAGCAATCGGGGCTAAATTAGGGTTAGAGTTCTTTCAGTATGTTGGTGGACTAATGCCGGAATCACGCGAATTTTGCCGTGATCGTGCCGGGGATTATTTTCATTATAAAGAGATTGAAAGTTGGGCTAGTTTGGATTGGAAAGGGAAGAGATCAGATACTACAGAATCAAGTATTTTTGTATATGCAGGAGGCATAAATTGCCACCATCAGATTATGCCAGTTAGCACTTCTATAGTTCCAAAAGCAGCTATTCAGAGAGCAATTGAGATGGGCTTTTACGCTTCAAAGGCGGCTTAGTTTTTTCTATATACCAAAGCATATCATTTTCAGTACACATGAATTCATGCCACCATT